CCACATCGGCAATCGGCTCAATAGACGCCCATGCTTCCTCCGAGTTCGGAAGGAAGGCCATCTCATCAATAAAGACACGATACACGGATTCACCACGAGCAGGGTCATTACCACTAGGAAGAGACTCAAGAGCAGATTCATTACTAAACACCATCTTCAGTTGATTGTCGGAAACCAAGCCAGGTCCCCGGGCTTTCATCCAGTCAGGCAACATCTTAAACCCATACTTAGACTTTTGTAGAAGCTTGGCAGCTTCACGTTCAGTACGGCTAAGCATAACCTCAAAACGGTCTGACCAAAAGAAAACCTCCCAAAAAGCGAACGCAGCAGCTAGGGTTGAGAATCCAATCTGACGGGCTTTGAGAACGATACTGTTGCGGTTTGATATCCAAGCGTACGCAGTTTCCTTCTGCGCATCACGCATAGGAAATAAAATACGCCCACGTTCAGGATGGCGAATAAACCAATAGTTAGAGCAGAAATACTCAAAAGCATCCGCAAGGTCCGAATCACTCGCATCGTCAGGTCCTTTACATAAGCGCCACTCACGCTCATTAATAAGTTCAGTTAATTCCATTCATCCTCGGCATGACGCCCATCGTGTTTACGTTCAGCAGCACAAAACGGACATTCAGCCCATCCATCGGGGTAATCCTCCCCGCACCGTTTGCACTCTATAATGTCCATTAGACAACCTTAAGAGTACGGGTCTCCTTCTCCCTAGAAGCCACAGACGCAATCAAGGCGTCCAGCTCGGCATCAGACATTTCACTCATCTTACGGTCGGTCTTAACCTCCACCGTAGGCGGAGCCATACGGTTCGTAGCCTGGAGATATAACTGAGCCGACTTCACATCGTTATCCTGTGTGGCTTTGTTGTACAACATATCCAGCACAGCCTGAGTACGCTCGGGGGACCCCTGGATGTCATCCACCCTGTCCTGCCACTGCTGACGGAAATTAGGCTTCTTCTCCCACCGGCGAAGCGTTGTAATATCCACACCTAAATGAACAGCCATCTTGTTCTTGGAAGGTGGAGTGCGCTCAGAAGGAGCAGTGCAAAGCCAGTCCAAATACTCGGTCTGTGTCTGCGTAAGAATTAATTCTTCTTTCATACCCATATAGGTAACTTCGTCACCTGAGGGGCAGTCTGATGGACTGCAAAGTGAGAATGATTCTCAGGTTACGAATGGGGGGGACTATAGGGGGGGTAGCAAGAAAACTGCCCCAAAGGCAGTTCTAGACAGGTATAGCGGATACATCGGGGCAAGCCATAAGCGAAGCCCCGTTCATGAAAGATAGGTTATGAGTCCCGAACAGATTAAGCATATACAGCCTTGGACAGAACTACGGGTTCGTTGGCGTGACGCTTATGCGCCACACTCCGGTTGGCATGAGGTAGAGGATTACGAACCTGAGGATGCTATAGCTGTGACGACAGGACGGTTTTGGCCGGACTGTCAAGACCACTATCTGACCCTAGCAGGAACCGTCTTTGAGTTTGAGGGGGACTCCCCCAAAACTGTAGGCGACATCAACCACATCCCCTTCGGGTGGATACTATCAATAGAGGTAATCAATGCCATCCAAACCTACCCCCAAGCGTGACCCACGTTTAGCCCGTGCCGGTGTTAGCGGATACAACAAACCCAAGGCCACACCCGACCATCCCAAGAAGTCACACATCGTAGTAGCCAAGTCCGGTGGTCAAGTAAAGACCATCCGCTTCGGACAGCAAGGTGTAAAAGGTTCACCCAAGAAAGCAGGGGAATCCGCAGCCTATGCAAAACGCCGGAAAGCCTTTCAGGACAGGCATGCCAGCAACATCAACAAAGGACCCATGTCAGCAGCATACTGGGCCAACAAGGTGAAATGGTAAAATAAACCCTTAGTCTAGGGGGGTATCCAAGAATCAACGCTCTCGCCCTGCGTGAGATGAGTCCCTTATATGTCGAGCGGCACGGGGGGGCGTACACCGAGGGGGGCGCGTGTGCGTGTCTGTGTCCGCATAAACCCCAACAAGCACAAGGAAGCAAGGCAGGATAAGTCCGACACTTTCATAGGTGAGAGGGCGCACAGCCCGCTGGCGATTCATCGCTGGTTGTCTGTGTTCCTATCTCGCTAATCCATCAACTCCCCAACCGTGGGGAGTTTCTAACAAAAGGAAAAACAATTAGCACCACCAAGGCAAGCGGACTTACCGCATGGAATACATCACGCAAGGCAGACTTGCTCAACAAGAAAGGAAACGAGCACTTTTGGGAAGAGTGGTGCTTGCGTCATGGCGACATGGTGAAGCGTGGCGATTCGCCTGCGAAGTATCACAAGTTCTACGCAAGTGACACGAAGCGCATTACTGATTACAAACTCAAGTCGTTTGAGAACACGCTTGGCGCTATCACTCGTGCTGTTCGCAAGTACGGTTCGTACGAGGCTGCAAAGCAAGCGTTCCTCAAGGACACTCGTTACGAGTATGTGACTATCGGCGCTTTCATCACTTGGGCTCCTGCTGGTCAGCGTGCGAAGAGCGATAGCAAGCCTGTGCCTGCAACGGCTATCACGATTACTGCGTCAGAGGCTCGCAAGCGTCTCGCTAAGTATTCGCCAGCCGTTCGTGATGAAATCATCAAGGCGCTTGGTCTCAAGTAATCTCCCCATGCTTGGGGAGTTGTCATTACATGACGAAACGCCGTGAGGCGTCCACGAGTTAGTGCTCGTGCTGATGAGTCAGTTAACAAAGGAAACAACAATGATTACCAAGGAAGATGCTGTTGCGATTAGCAATGGCGATATTGAATGGCATGTAGTAGTCGCTAAGGCTCATGCTGTGCGCTGTCGTGAGGCAATGAAGAATGACGACACAGACGAAACTCGTTTGAGTTTTAACGAGTGGTTCCGCTTTCTCAACAGTTTGTCTGCGTCTGCAAAGTGGGACGCTTACAGCGCATTTGCAAATACTGTCAAGTAGTTGATGACGAAACGCCTTCGGGCGTCTACGGATAAATGTCCGTACTGACGAGTCAGTAAACAAAAGGAAATAATCATGACTACATCTGAAATGTTGGAGCAAATTGAAATTGAATTGTTTGGTTTCAACAAGAAGCCTTCACGACATGTGGAGAACATCTGCCTTGAGCAGGAGTTGCTTGCTGACCAAGCGGAGTACGAGCGTTCTTTGCTCAACAATCGCAACGGCATCAAGGCTGACCGTATCGCCTAGTTACTAGATAGTTCCTGTCGGGTACAAGTGCATCAGCATCTCCCCATGCTTGGGGAGTTGTTGGTGCCCTTGCTACTCAATAGAAATGTTGAGTTCACAGAAAGGGCTAACCATGCCTACTACATCATTATCCATCAACGGTGTTCCGTACACTGACACTCAGAACTTCCTTGCGGAGTTCAATCGTGTCATTGCTCGTGATACCGACAACATTGAATCAATTCTCCTTGATTGGGCTGAGTTGGAAGAAGCAGGCACAGATGAGTATGAGACTTATCTTCATTGGGAGGCTGTGCGTGTTCCTAAGTATGACTCTTCTCATGTTGTTGAGCGCCGTGTTTCTAAGGAGGCAAAGTAATGCTTTACTCACTTGATTACAACGAACGCATTGCGTTAGGCACTGCTATGCATCTTGTATTGACCGATTGGAAAAATGGATTACCACTACAAGTTGTGATGGAAGCCATTCATATTGGTGACGAAATTGCAGAAGTGGTCGTTAGTCAAATGTATGAAGACTTGTCAAAAGAAGATGTTTACAATTTGATTTGGCAATTCCAAGAAGCAATATATGAAGCAATGTGTGTCAGCGATTTCAATCAAGGCATTCGTAGCGAGTTCACGAAAGGAAACAAATAATGGATAAGCGTACTGAGTTGTATTTGCGTTTCGTTGTTCCGATGAAGTATCGGATGCGTAAGCGTGTGACATGGTGGCTTGAGAACGCCATTGACCGTCTTGACATTGAGCGTTGCCATCGTTATGACAATGCTGTTACTTTCCGCCAGTTCATTACTGATGATGAACTCTATACCTTTGACACCGACAACGATTTCTTTGAGGAGAACTAAATGAAGCCCGATAACAACATTGACCGTGTAGCAACCAAAGCACGCAACGCTGGTGCGTTGCTGTATTGGCAAGCAATCAACACGGACACCAACTACCGCACATTCGTAGACGAGGCAGACTTGCCTATGTTTGAGCGTGAGAACAATGTCGGCATGACATGGTTATTGACACCCGTCCTTGACCTAAGTGTCGTAGATGTGAATGGCAACCACCGTTCATAACTCCCCATGCTTGGGGAGTTCCAACAAACAACAACAAAACAAAGGAGTCAGCAATGACAAACATCAATGAAAACCCAGTCAACGACGATGACGCAGTACCTGACACTCAGGACTGTTCGTGGTGTGACGAGACATACCCAACAGATGAACTCAACATCCATGAGTTCTATCAGGGCTATTGGAACCGTCGCAACGGCAACCTCACAACGATTCATCTTTGTGATGACTGTGACGAACACCGAGAGACATGCAATGAATGCGACTCGATGTATCACACATACTCGGATGAAGCAATCGTTGTCAATCACAACACAATCTGTCCTGATTGTTCACAGAACTACTCCTACTGTGATAGCCATGACGAGTATTACAACGGTGACATATGCGACGAATGCAGCGAGGAGCAAAACGGTTTGATTCACGACTACTCATATCGTCCTGACCCACAGTTCTTTATCGTTCGCAAGGACGGCAGTACCACCAGCACATCATTCGGTTTCGGTCATCAGACTGTGACCGGCTTTGAGTTGGAGATGGAAGCGACAGAGTGCGAGCGTTACGAAGGTGCAGAACTTGCATCATCCATCTACGACAAGTGGTGCTACCTAAAGCATGACGGCTCACTCAACGACGGCTTTGAAATGGTTTCACATCCGTTGTCTCGTGAGTTTGTTGCTGAGCATTTCCCATGGCAACGACTCAGTGAGTTGTCTGCAATCGGTATGCGTTCCGCTAACACCCGTACATGTGGTTTGCACATTCATATCAACAAGGACTTCTTTCAGAAGAACCCAACAACCATGTACCGCTTCATGTCAATGTTCTACCGCAACGCAGAACAATGGAAGAAGATTGCTGGTCGTTCTGAGTCCTCGTACGCATCGTGGTCTGACTACGAGTTAGAGCGCATGCTTGACTACACCAAAGGCATGGCCGTTGGTGCTCATGTGCGCAACAACGACCGCTATGTTGCACTGAATTTGCAGAACCGCAACACGATTGAGTTGCGCTTCTTCAAGGGCACGCTACGCCCACAAACATTCATTGCTCGTATCGAGGCTGCTCACGCTGTCGCTGAGTACGCCTACGCCACACGCAATGCCGTATCCATCAAGTCCGCCCACGACTGGGACAGGTTCCGTGAGTGGACTATCCAACAAAAAACATACACAAACTTCAATACATACGCAGAAAGCAAGGGGGTCTAAGCAATGTGTTTGCTGACTTTTATTCCTGAATACACAACACCCGACATCGACAGTCTCACTAACGGTGCCTACAACAATCCTGATGGTTTCGGTTTTGCAGTGCATGCCGGCACCAGCATCATTCACAACAGCGGTCTAGACTTTGACAGAATCCTGCAAGAGTTTCTTGATGTGCGTGCTAAGCACAGTGGGCCTGCATTGTTCCACTCTAGGATTACTACGCATGGCGGTACGACCGTAGAGAATTGTCATCCATTCCAAGTTGGTCGTGACACTCAAACTGTTATGGCACACAACGGCATGCTCCCTATCAAGGAGCGTGATGGCAAGTCTGACACCCGCATCTATGCAGAGGAAATGATTCCACAGATGGGTGGCTCTCCAATCCTCAACAGCAAGAAGATGCGCAAGAAGATGAGTAAGTTTGCTGCTGGTTCTAAACTTGTGTTCCTATCTGCTAATCCTGATGTGCAGAATGATTACACAATCATCAACGAGGACTTGGGTGCTTACGATGCTGACGGTGTGTGGTGGTCTAACACGAGTTACAAGTATGCTCGATACACCTACAGCGGTTCGGGCATGTACACCAGTGGTTGGACTAAG